CGCCGCACTCGCCGCACTCGGGATGGGGCGTGTCGTCGGGCCCGCTGCAACACGAGCACGCGACACGCCAGACCGGACGCGGCGCCGGAGCGTCGCACCCGAACGCGACCCGCCGCGATGCACGTTCGCGCGGGTCTTTCACGAGGCAGCTACGGCAGTCGGCTTTGATCATCTCGCCGCCGAACATGCGCGCCGCTGCTGCCACGATCAGTCCCGGTCCGCCTTCGGGAGTTCGGACAGCTCCGCGATCGCGTCCGAGATCTCGCTGGCCGAGTCGTCGTCGATGAAGTCGAGCGTTGCGTCGGTCGCGTTGCCGTTCGCGTCGGTGTCGAACTTGATCGGGTCGCCGTTCGCCGCCTTGAAGTTGCGCCAGCCGGTGAGTCCGTACCGAAGGCGCAGCATGCGCATCAGCCCCGCGTTCGTGAACACTTCGCGCGTGGCATGGTTGAGCGAGTGCACCTTGTCTTCGATGTCGCGCCGCTGCCGGTAGGTCAGTGCGCGGATCTGGAACACGGTCGCCGTGTCGGGCGTGCCGCGCTCGGCTTCGATGATGAAGTCGTCGCGGCGTTTGGGGTCGAGTGCGATGGGCATGGTGAGTCTCCGAGAGTCGTGGTCAGTAGTTGATCAGCAGCCACTCGTTGTCGAATCCGACCGAACGATCGGCCGCGCCTTCGAACGAGCCGAGCGTCGCGTCGTAGGTGATGGCTTGGTTCATGCGCGTGTCGCGCTCGCCGATCGTGGTCGTCTGCGCTTGCAGGTGCGGGAGCTTGAGCAGGAAACGGTTCCCGAGTGCCGAGCCCCATTGCAGGTAGCCGCGCGCCTGCGTGCCATCCATGAGCTTCTGGATGTACGCGTAGCTCGCGACGCCAGGGTCGTCCGGGTTGAACGAGAACGTCGGCGCGCGGCCCGTGATGACCGCGGCGATGTAGCCGTCCGTGCCGTTCGCGCACTTGCGCATGACGGTCGAGACGCCGAGGTCGAACGTCGCCGAGTCCCAGCACAGATCCGCGCCGCTGATCGCGGTTCCGAACGAGCCGTCGGCTGCGCGAGGCGTGAGTGTCGAAGCGGCCGCAACGAACGCAGGCGGCGTCATGGCTTTGAAGGCGGTCGAACCGGTCTCGGAGAGAGCCGCGCTCGCGTCCACCTCGTCGAAGATGCCGTCGAAGGTGAAGTTCGCGATGACGCGATCGTGCACGTTGAACGCAAACGAGCACGTGCCACGCGCGCCGTAGACCTGGAAGCGTTGGCCGCTGATGTTCAGGTGGAACGTGAGCGTCTTGTTCGAGCCCTCGACGCTCCTCGGGTGCCACGCGTAGCCCGACAGCACGTTCCCGAGCAACGTCGCGATGGTGAACGTCGAAGACGACACGCTCGTCGTCGCAGCGCCAGCCGTGAGCGCACTGCCCGCCTTCTCGACGCTGATGACCGACTCACCCGTGTAGGTGTAGCCGAGCGCGATCGCCGTCGCGCCTGCCGTGATCGTCTCGCCGTGCTGGATCGGGCCGCCCGTGATCGCGCCAGTTCCGAGCGATCCGACTTCCTTCTGCACCGAACCGCATGCTTCCATGAGCTTGCCCCAGTTCGGCGCGTTCGTCAGCGCGCTCGCGTTGTCCGTGTTGCCCGCGAGTTCGACGCCGAACGTCAGACGCGCGGTGCCCTTCGCGTAGTGCGAAGGGACCATGCCGAATCCGCGTCGCGCGAGGTTGCGCTCGAAGCGGTTCGGCGTGAGCTGGATCTGCGGGTCGAGCGTCTGGATCAAGTCCGCGACCGCCATCGAGGCGGCTGCGTACTGCGTTCCTTCGCTCGACTCGACGGCGGCGGCGATCTGCCGGGCGGGATAGAAGATGACTGCCATGGTGGTGCCTCAGGTCGTGAGCAGAAGGTCAGTGGAAACGGTCCGGTATCGAACCTCGACGGTCAACGATGCGCCGAAGCTCTGCATCTGATCCGTCGGAGGAATGCCGATCGCGACGTCGGTCACGAGTGTGTCGATCGCGAGCCCGCACTGCGTCGGGTCTGCGAGGATCGCGCGCTCCATGTCATGCGCGAGACGCTCAGCGCGAGCCGGGCCGTGCTGCGTTCCCGCGAGCATGTACCCGTCGACCTGGATTCGCAGCGTGCGCTCGTTCGTCGCGGTCTGGTCTCGACCGGCGCCTTGCGCATCGGTGCCGAACGACGTCACCCACACGTTCGGGAGCGCGGAGTCCTTGAGCGCCTGCGTGGACGGGCCACGGTTCACGTTGAAGATCGTGTGCCAGTACGTCGCCCCGGCGCGCACACTGAGCAGCGACGCCATGACGTTGCGCACGACGCGCTCGGCAGCGGGCTCGATCGGCGGCGCGTTGCCCGCGACACCTGCGACCCACTGCGCCGCGCGTGCGTACACGTCTTCGTCGTCGGCGAGGATCTCGGTCGCGTAGCCGTTGCGGTCCTGGTAGCGGGCCGAGTGGAGCGCGGTCGAGCTGCGTTCATGGAACCGGAACGCACCGCCACCGAGCCCCATGAGCTGCCGCCGCAGCATGTGCGCGCCCCACGCGTCGCCCGTCGTCGTGAGCGTGTTCGAGAGCGTCGGCACGGACGAGGCGAGCGTGAAGTCCGCAGACCCGACCGCGCCCGAGCCCCACACAAACACCGGCTGCGACGCGTTCGACGTGCGCACCCCGGCCGCGTCGAACATGACCGAGCACGGCGAGGCGCCGAGCTTGTCGAGCGGGTCAACGTCGCCCAGTTCGGCGGCAGGCGTGCCCGGTGCGCCGTTCTCCGCGAACCCGACGGCCGCAGTCGCGATCGCCACGGCCGGGAACATGCCGCACGGCCGCAGCGCGACGACGCCCTGCGCGCGGTGCGAGACGCCCGATCGGAACTGAGCCGAGCCGCCGACCGCGGGCCAGTCGGGACCGGCACCGGCCCACAGCGCGAGGTCCGCGCCCGCCAGCTCGCCGCCGATCGACACGTCGGACGCGTCGAACCCGTACGTCGCGGCCTGCGAGCGGGCCCACTGGACGAGGTGAACGGCGCTCTTCCACGCGCTCGGGTAGGTGCCCGAGTTCCACCGCGCCTGTCCGGGTCGATCGAACAGCCCGCCGCCCGTGACCGCTTCGGCACCGGACGTCGCGACGCGCGCGACCGTGGCCGAGACGAACGCGATCCCGCGCGCAAGGCACTGGTGCCCGATGTTGAGGCCCGCCGCGATCGACGTCTGACGCGCGCCGGCGGTGAGCGCGGTCTCTTCGATCCAAAGCAGGACCGGCCACCCCCCGCTCGGAGCCGAGCCGTCCGGCACGAACACGTTGCACCGCTCCGTGGGCGCGATGGTGCCGACGCCCGGCGGGTAGCTGACGTTCGTGTGGCTCGGGGTCCAGGGCGCGCTCACAGATCCTCCTCCAGTTCCATCGCGATCTCGAAGCGACCGTGCGCGGCGTAGACCTGTTGGAACGAAGCGATGCGGACCGTGATCGGAGACGATTCGTCGGGCGGAGTCCAGACGTGCGAGAACACGCCGCCGCGGGACAGCTCCCACTGCGATTCCAGGTCCTCGAACTGAGCCTGCCCGGCGAGTTCGGCGCGCACCGCCCATCGGCGCACCTCGACCTCGTTCGTGTTCGGGCTCGCGCTCGTGTTCGTCTGCCGCACGAACCTTGCGCCGCGGCCGTTCGATGCGACCTGCCAGCGCTGGTACGTGAGCTGCGACGACTCGAAGCACGAGTCCAGGGTCCCGATGGTCGTCGGCATCAGCGCACCGCCTCCCGCGTGGCGTCGTCGAGCGCCTTCGCGTAGTCGGCCTCGCGCGCGGCTTCCTGGCCCTGCCACGTCGCGAAGAATCGCAGGCGCGGCGGGACCTTGACGGACCGCTTCAGCGCGTACAGCGCGAGCGGGCGGCCGTTCGCGCCCTTGCCGAAGATCACGCCCTTCGCGATGAACGTCTGCGTGTCGGCAGCACCGCCCGGAACGCGCCCAGCCGTGTGCCATCCGGCGCCACGGTTCACGAGTCGAGCGGCGGGGCGGAATCCGCCACCGGGCATGAGCGCGGCCTTGAGCGGGATGGTGAGGAACCGACGCCCGCCCGTCGGCTTCACGACGCCGCCGAACTCTTGCAGCTTCGCGTACCGGATGCTCGCGCTGAACGACCTCGGCGCGTTCGGGTCGAGGCCCACGCCGAACGATCGCTTGAGGTCGCCCGTCCGGCGCTGGAGCTGGTCGCCCTTCGTCCCGCTGTACCCGCGGAACGAGTCGATCATGGCGCGCTGGTGCCGGAGCACGGCCTGCTGCGCCGCACTCTTTGCGCGCGTGACGGAGCCATCGACCGCACGCGTCCCGATGCTCAGGAACGCTTGGACCGGCACCGTGATCTCGACGTTCGACGTCACAGGATCGGCCTCCGGTACGGCGCCAGGATCTCGCGCACGATCGGGATGAGCGTGACCGCCGCGCTCGTCTCGGTCGCGCCTCCGGTGTTCGTCGACGACCGCAGCATCGACCCGCGCCGGTTGTGCTCCTCGACGACCTGCTTCTCGCACGCGTCGGCGAGATCGGGGTAGCTCGACAGCACCGCCGCCGTGTTCGCAACGAGCCCGCCGGTGTAGACGACCTGGAGCACGCGCGGGCCAGTGAGCCACGTCGTCAGCTGCTCGACGATGCCCGCCGCAAGGTCGACGTGGTAGTCGGTGTTCGACGTCTTCGCGCCCGCCGCGGCGAAGTTGTAGCTCGTCGCGATCTTGACGCTCGTCACGGTCGTGACCGGGTACGCATGGAGCGCGTACGTGTACCGGCCGTGCATCACGTCGAACGTCTCCGTGCGCGCCGCAGCCTCGACGCCACGGCGCATGTACCGCTCGATGCGCGCCGACACCGACGTGATCAGTCGACCGACGTTCGTGTCGGCCGACGTGTCGTCGTCGGGCAGGCCCAGCAGGGAGCGCACGCGCGCCGTTGTCGTGAGGTCGATGGTTGCCATTCGCTCAGAGCGGCGTCTGGTAGGTCATGTCTTGGTCGGCCCCGTTCATCGGGTCGAACAGGTACAGCAACGCGCCCGTGCCCAGCGTGGTGCCGGACGAGATGACGTACACGAGCCGCACGTAGCGCTTGAGCGGACGCGTTCGGATGCGGCGCCAGATGTCGGCGCGGCCGTTCAACGCGTCGGAGAACGCGATCGCCGAGCCGATGACGGACACGAAGCCCGTGCTCGAATCGTCGGACGACTGGAGCGCCACGCTTCCAACCGCGCCGTTGTTCAGCACGGAGATGACGTGCATGTAGACGTACTCGAACGAAGTCACGTCGACCGCCGTCGAGGTGTACGTTCCGGGTGCGCGCGAGCCGATCAACAGGCCCGGCGTCGCTTTCAGTGTGAGTTCGAGTTCGCCTGTCATGGTGTGCGGTTCGGTTCGAAGTCGCAGGGTGTGCGCCGCGCCGGGGTGAGCCGACGCGGCGCGGGTCAGGTCACGCCGGGCCGAAGCGCAGCGTTTCGCCGTAGTCGACGGCGCGATCGGGGCCGAACAGTTCGATCGTCACGCCGTAAACGCACGCGTTGGCCGAAGCGGCGTGGGTCGTCGTGACGCGAAGGAACTGCGAACGCGGACGAAGGCGAACGACGCCCACGACGACGGTGTTGTCGTCGGCGCTCGTGGCGATCGTGAAGCCCGAGTTCGCGATGCTCGTGTAGATTCCGCCCGAAGTCGTCGCATCGGCAACGACTCCGGTCAGAGTCACGTTGTTGTCGAGCGCACCGCAGTGGATGAGGATCTTGGCCCATCCACCGCTGTATCCCGCCGTGTCGACGGCCGAGCCGTCGAACGATTGGATCGCTGCGCGTGAAAGCGGAGCGAGAGTGTTCACAGCCTTGGAGTAGGTCTGCGGATCGAGTTGTTGCATGGTGTGAATCCTCCTTGGATCACGCAGCCGTGAGCGACGTTGCGCGCACGAAGGCCTTGGGTTGCTCGACGAGGATGTCGTGGTCCATGAACGCGGCGATCGTCGTGACGTCCGCGAGCATGTCGGAGGCGACGTAACCGGCGCGGAAGTCCATTCCGCCCCAGCGGCACAGGCGCAGCTTGGCCCAGTCGGCCGCGTACACGAGGTAGCGGTTCGACGAGGTGAAGGTCGCGGCGGTGACGTTCGAGGTGTTCCAGAACGGAACGCCCATCAGACTCGTGAGCATCGCCGCGCTGTTCGAACCGAACACCGGGCGGTTCTCGCCGTCCTGGACCGACGCGATCTTCAGGCCGACTTGCGGCTGCGCGATCCAACCGGGACGGCCACCCGTCTCCATGAAGTTCGCGATCAGCGGCGCGTAGGCCATCGTGCGCAGCGTGAGGTCGATGTTTTGGTTCGTGCCCGAGAGCGACGGACCGTAGTCGAGGCCCGACCACGACTGCGTGCCGATGCCGGTCGTGTTGATGACACCACGCGGGATCGCACCCACGCCCGAACCTTCGAGCGCGTGTTGGTCCTGCTTGAGCGCCAGCTTCGAGGCCAGCTTCGAGCGGATCCACGGCTCCATCGCCGCGGCCGATTGGTTGCGCATGCCACGCGTCAGCGAGCAGTTGCCGCTGATCGTGTGCGCCTTGACGCTGATCAGCTTGAACGTGTCGCTCGTCTCGGTCGCGGCTTGCTCCGATTCGGTGTCGATCTCCGACACCGCGATGCCGCCTTGGTCGACCGGCCAGTCGAAGTTTCCGACGAGGCCGTTCATGGACGACGCGCCCGCTTGCTCGACGACGGATCGCGCCGACAGTTCCGGGATGATGGAGTCCATCATCACGGTGTTCGGGACGAACACGCCACCGGCCGAGGTCGCGCCGATGTTGAACGCGGCGAGCTGGTTGCGGGCTTCGCGCACTTGGCGCATCGCCTCGACTTCGACGCCGTACTCCTTGCGCTCCCAGGCGCGGCTGTCGCGCTGAAGGTCGGAGAACAGGAGCGCGCAACGCCAGATCGAAAACTTGCCGTCCTCGCCCTGCTTCGCGTACTCCAGGCCCGGCAGACGCTCGCGGTCGACACGCGTGTGCATGTCCTTGAGCGAAGCCAGTTCGGTGCGCACCGTGGCGAGTTCCGCCGCGATGCCTGCCTTGATCTGATCGGGGAGGCCAGCGGAGAGCAGCGCCTTGGCTTGCTCGGCCGCCGTGTTCGACAGCGCGGCCATGCGCTTGTCGAGTTCGATGAGAAGATCCATGTGAGTCGTCACGCGCTCGGGGCGCGCTTGGTGAGTTGGTCGAGCGCGGACAACGCACGGCGGGAATCGCACGCGCGCGTCAGCGCATCCATCGCGGCCAGCGCGTCGGCCGTGTCGGCATCGGCCCGTTCCCGGGCACCGACGACGGCACGCTGGCCTACCGCGAGCGTGCGCAGTTCGCGCAGCTCGTGTTCGAGTTGGGTGACGCGCGCGATCAACGCGGCGTCGGGTTGCGGCGTCGACAGCGCCACCGTGCGGCGACGGATCGCGCGGGCACGTTCGGCCCAGTCGCGCTCGGTCGCCTGCGGGAACAGCGCGGTCCATTCGTCGTCAGACACGTCGCGCGAAAGGCCGCTTGCGAGTTGCTCACGCGCGAGGCGCAGCGCGTTCGGATTTGCAGGAATCGAGACGAGGGAGATTTCGAGCAGTTCCGAGCGGGTGACCTCGACGCCGTAAGGGCCGAGGCCGAGCTTTGTGCGCTGCTCGTCTTCGTGCCACACACGGTCGAGGTAGTCGAGACCCATCGACACCGCCGAAACGATGCTCTGCTTCGCAAGGCTCCACGTCATGTCGTGGAACGGCGACGTGCCCGCCTCTGCGTACTGAATCCCGCCGATCAGTTGCGTGTTCTCCTTGCCGATTCGATCGCCGAGGCCGATCGGCGTCTTCATGTCGTGCATCCACAGCGCGATCGGGTTTGACTTGTAGCGCGTCAGGCCGATGCCAGCGGTGCGCACCATGTCGCCGTAGTCGTTGACGGTCTCGTCACTCCAGACGTAACGGATCGTGCGCGACTCCTCGTCGATGCTGAGCGGCTTCGTCGCGTTCGTGCGGAATCGCGGCAGATCGTCTGCGTACTTCGCGAGCTTCACGGCCTCGACGCCAGCCGCTTCGAGGTCGCGCTTGCTGGCCTGTTCGGTCGCGATGAGGTGAGCGAGTCGATTCATGTTCAGTCCTCGATGACGGGCGCTACAGCGCAACGGCAGTTATGTGCTACAATCCCATCGGCCACGTACCACCCTGACCGCGTTTGGAGGTTGAAGACATGACCGCGAAACTCACGGGAATCGACACCGACGACCTGATCCGTCGATACCTCGCCGGTGAATCCGAGAAGGCGCTGGCTGATGCCCTCGCCATCGACCGCGGCACGGTTCGCCGACGCTTGATCGCGGCGGGAGTGCGCCCGCGCAACAGGTCCGAAGCTGCGGTCGTCGCCGCGTCGCGTGCGACATTCGAGGACCGCCAAGCGCGATGCCTCGCCGCCAATGTCGCGCTCCGTGGTCGACCGCGCGCGCAAACGCAAAGCGCCCGCATCGCGCAATGGCGCGAACGATCGCATGTCGCTGTCGGCGGGGGCGAACTCGCTTTGCGCGACTTGCTCGCTGAGCGCTGCGTGCCGACCGAACAGCAGCTCGCGCTCGGGCCGTACAACATCGACCTCGCCGCCTTCCCCGTCGCCGTGGAAGTTCACGTCCAAAGCGCGCACCCCGCGACGATCCCCCACCATGTGGAGCGCGTCCAATACCTCGCTGAACGCGGCTGGACCTCGCTGTACGTTTGGGTTCGACGGGCGAGCGACATCCAGCCCGCGGCAGCGGATGAGGTTGTCTCCCGCATTCAAGTCGCGCGCTGCAACCCACCCACGCTCGGTCAGCAGTGGGTGATTCGGGGTGACGGACAGGACGCGACCCGACCGCAGTGACAGCCGCAACATCGGCCCGTCGTACATCCGCCGATAGCCGAGCTGCACACCCGCGGACGCGACCACGACATCGCCAGGGAAGCAGTTCACTGTTTCGCCAATCGGCGCCGCCGGATCGCCGACCCAGCGCAGCGTGATGTCGTCGCGGAACGACTCGCCGACCTTCACGACCTTGCCGTTGAGTTCGGCGTGGCTGTCGCGCGTCGCGTCGTCGACGTCACTGATCCACTCGTGACGCTCGACGCCCTGCGCAACCATCTCGGCGTGACGCGCCGCGCCTTGCACCGATGCCGTCTCCGTGCGCGCGATCGTTCCGGCGCGCTGCGGCAGGTTGTCGAGCTTGTGCGTGATCTCGCCGCGCATCGTTTCGAGCGCGCCTTGCACGGCTTCCGCGAGCGATGCGGACGAGAACCCGGCCGAGTCAACGAGCGCCTTCGCGAGCGCGTCGGTCACTTCGGCGGAGAGCGTCGTGAGCGTGCCCTCGACGAGTTGAACGCGCTTCGTGATGAGGATCGCGGCTTCCGGGCCGGTGATCGACAGCGGCGACTTGCCCAGCTCGGCCGCGAGCGCCTCTGCGCTCTTCTTGAACATCGCTTCGAGGATCGGACGCGCTTCCTTCGCGAGCTGCGGCGTGAACTCGCTCAACGGCGGCGCGAGCGAGAGCACCGCTTCAAGCGCTTCCTCGGGCGTCGCGAGCGTCGTCGCGGGCGTGCGCGCCACGAGCTTCGCGTACTTGTCGAGGCCCTTGCGCAACGCGAGCACGTAGTCGCGCTGCGTCGCGGCGATCTTCTTCGCGAGCCGCGCTTCGAGCGGTGCGATCTCGTCGAGGATTGCGGCGCGTTGCTTCTCGCGTTGCTCCTTGGAGGGGCGGGCGAGTTGCTGCGGCGGTTGCGGCTGCTCGTCCTCTTCGTCGTCGTCCGCAACGCTCCCGCCCGCGAACGCAGCAGCCGCAGCCGCGCGCGCTTCCGCGTCGGCCGCCTTCTTCGCCTCCGCCTGCGCTTCGATCTGTTCGAGCAGTTCCTCGTCGACATCCCAGCCGAGCAGCTTTGCGCCGATCGGCACCGAAACGCCCATGTCGCTCAGAACCTTCAGGTTCGCGATCATTTCCGTCGCGTTCTCCTGCATCGCAGGCACCGTCGACGTGTCGAAGCCGCACGCGTACGCGCGCTCCGGTCCCGATCGCGTGCGCACGAAGCGCGTCTGGATGTCGTCTTCGAGGTCGCGCAGCAGGTAGACGGCAGTGCCGCGCCAGAAGACTTGCACCGCCGCGTCCGCGTTCGCGCGGTTCACGTCGTCAGTGATCCCGAGCAGCGGCTTCGTAACGCCGAACGCGGCGAGGATCATGTCGCGCTCCCACTCGCGCAGGTCCTTGTGGCCCATGTCCGCGGCGGTCTGACCGATCGCGATGGGCTTGAACCCGTTGCCGACGACGACGGGCTTGCCTGCGTTGTGCGGGCCGAGGCGTTCTTCGAGCTTGCTCTGCGCGGCTTTGATCTGCTCGTCGAGCATCTCGACGTCCGTCTGCATCACGACCGACGGCAGGCCGAGCCGCGCCGCCATCTTCCGGTCGTACTGCGAGAGCCCGAACAGCGTCTCGACTTCGGACGCGACGGCCGCCGACGGGCTGAACCCGCGCAGGTACGCGGACGGGTCCATGTCGAGGATCGGCAGGATCGCCGCGGCCGGGATGCGCTTCGACTTGCCCGACACCGAGACTTCGTACTCGGCCGGGATCATCTTCATCGGATCGTCGACCGGCTTGCAGTGCGCGCCACGCAGCGGCCAGATCTCGACCGGGATCGCGCCCGGCTTCAGGTACTCGCCGCCCGGCCCGTACATGAGCCAGTAGCACGCGCCGTCGGGCAGGTCCTTGAAGACCTGCGTCATGTACGCCAAGCGGCGCCACGACATCCACGGGTTCGGGTTCGCGAGGACGTCGAACAGCGGCCCCGATTCGATCGTCTGCGCGTCGTCCTTCGTGCTCGCGTACAGCACGAGCGGCGCCGTCGCGACCGCTTGCGCGCGCACGCGGATGCACGCGAACACGAGCGCGGAGTCCTTGTAGGGGTCCTTGACCTGCGACGCGACGCCGAGGTTCGCGTTGTGGAACAGCGACCCCAGCTCGTGCAGCTCGTAGATCGCCTCGCCGTACGTCGCGAGCCGGTTCGGCACGGACGCGCCCTTCGTGGCGGCAGGCTTCTTCGGCTGGACACGACGCCCCATTGGACAGCTTGGAACCTGCCGAGGTTGGCCGGTCAAGGGGCGAGCGGCCCGGGGCTGTCAATCCGGGGACTCAGGCAATGCCGAGGGACGCGCGGCGGAGCGACATCGCGAGGTACTTCAGCGCGTCGCAGTTGTGAACGACGAACCCGCCCTCGATCACGAAGCAGCGGGAGGGGGTTGCGAGGCAGAAGACTTCCGCCGCGCCGCGTACTCGCGCCCGTACTGCCGCATCCGTTCGCGGTTCAGCCGCCGATACCGGGTCATCTTGCAGTTGTTCGAGCACGTGAACCGCTGCCGCTTCTCGCTCACACGCGTCTGGAAGTCCTTGCCGCAGATCTCGCACACGAGCGTGCGATAGGGCTGCTTCTGCCACACGTCCGCGCCGTGCTGAGCGTGCCACTGCCGCCCCGCTTCGGTCGAGTGCCACGCGCGCGCTTTCGGGATGACGTTGGCGAGCATGTGCACGCGCGCTGCCTCGCACCGCTCCGGCGTCATGTGCATCCGCATGTGTTCGGACCCGAGCATCATCGTGAGGTTCGCCAACCGGTTGTCCGCCCGGTCCTCGTTCACGTGGTGCACGTGGTAGCCATCGGGAATCGGGCCGTTCGCCGCTTCCCACACCGCGCGGTGTAGCGCCATCCGGCCGCCGCCCTTCTTCTCCCGCGTGAAGTAGAACCCGCACCGGTACCAGCGCACCCCGTTCCAGTCCTGCCGCGTCGCCGTCACCACCTTCGGATCGTCCATCCCCGAAGGATAGCGACGCGTACCGGTATTCATCTGTAAGGAACCGATGATCCGGCGTGCATGTCACCCGATTCCCGGACTCGAACTCGAACTCCACGACATCGCGCACGCCGGTCTGACCAGCACCGAGCACCGGCTCGAACCCCGTCGGCGTAAGCACGTGCTCGCCGCACGCCACTGAGTCGATGCGCACCCAACCGCGCTCGCGCGTTCGAACACGCGTCGACCCGACAAAGCACGCGTGGTCATTCTCTTTCTTGGGCTTGTCTTTCTGGACCCCACTCGGATCCTTGGCGTACTCGTACGTCTCGAACTCACGGATCAGGTTCTCGCAACTCGGGTCGACCGTCAGCCGCGGCATCCCGTCGCCCGGATCTTCGAGCCGCTGGCGCACGACCTGGATGCCCGCGTCGACGTCGTTCTCGGCCGCGGCGGTCGCGAACCCGGCGAGCCTCACCTCGGCGCGGAGCTGCGCCGCCGACGGATCGAACACTATCAGCTCCTGCGCCGCCTTCGGCTCGATCGCGACCAGCTCGCGGATGCGCGCGATCTTCTGCGCCAGCGACAGGCCCGGCGAGTACCGCTCGGCCATGACGTGCATCCGGCCGTCCGAATCGACGCCGACCAGGAGCGCGGCGAACGGGTTCGAGAAGCCGTCGTCGCAGCCGATCTTCGCGCGCACCCACGGCCCCTCGCGCACGCGGACGTGGCGCTCGCGGTCCCAGTTGTCATAGACCAGGCCCTCCGCGCCGCACCACTCCCCGAGCACGAGCCGTCGGCGCGCGACGCCCGTCAGCGTGTCGATGCGGTCGAGGTAGTCGCGCGGCAGGAACCAGTTCTCGGCCGACTGGGTGCGGAACACGACGTGGCCGGCCATCGCGCGGTGTCCGGCAGCGAGCCCGAACCGCTTCGCCAGGAAGTGCATCGGCGGCCCCGGGTTGCACGCGCCGTAGACCATGCGCGGCAGTCCGGGAACCTCGACCGATACCCGGGTCTGGAGCATGTCCCAGTCGGTTTCCGTGACCTCCGCCGCTTCGTCGATCGCAACGCCCGTGAGCGAGCGCGAGCCGATCTTCGCGGGGTCGTCGAGGCCGAAGTACACGATCTCGCCGCCGCCGTTGATGCGGATGACGCCATCGACCTTGTTGTGCGTGTACTGGCCCTGCGGCAGCACGGGCGGATTCATGCCGTCGCCCTGGAGCAACGTGACGAGCGTCGTCGCCGTGAGCGTCACGCGGTGCTTGCGGCACAGGCCCTCACGCGCGCCGGGGACGCACGCGCGCATCGCTGTCTTCGTGCACAGCGCGTAGGTCTTCCCCGCGCGCACCGAGCCCGAGTAGAGGACGTTCGGATCGGTCGCGGTGATGAACGCGAGTTGCTTCGGCAGGAACTCGCGGCGGAGTTGGATCACGCTGTCGAGTGCGGCTTCCTGTTGAACAGCTCCGGGTGCGCCCGCCGCAGGAACCGATCGACCGTGCGCGCCGAGGTCCGGTAGCCCTGGGCCGTCAGCGCATCGGCCACACGCTGCACGTCGACGCCGCGGCCCATCGCGGAGTCACGCCGTGCGACGTCGAACGCGGCGCGTTGCATCGCGGGGGACGTGTCGAAGTCACTGGCGGGGCCGGGCTTCGTTGTCATGTCGGGTCGACTTCTCGGCCTCTCGTTCAGCGTCGGCGCGCGACATGCGGCCGTCGAACTCCATGATGGCGGCGCGTTCGTGGAAGGCTTCGCGCCACTTGGTCGGCCAGTGGTCGATCGACGGCGCGAGGCTCATTCGGCGAAGTGCTCGTCCGGTTGCGTGATGAGCGGGTCGACGCGGAACCCACACGACGTGCGCCGGTACGTCGCGCCCTGCGCCTCGAACGAGTCGACGACGGGCGTGTCGGTGAACACGACGCGTTGACCGGTGAGCGGCCCGCCGTGGATCGCGAACACGCGACCGGCGGGGATGGCTTCGAACGGGCTGGCGACGATCCTCATTGGAGCGCCGCCTCGATCGCGTCGACCCACGCCGCACGTGCCGCGTGCGCGTCGCCGATCGGTTGGTTCGGTTCGAGGTACACGCTGCCGGTGTTCGCGCCGGGCATGATCGCCGCGGCGAACACGTGGTCGATCGGGTGCAGGTCGGTCGTGTTCAGCACGTGCTGGAAGTTCTGCCAGTTGTGCGACCCGTGGAACTGCTGCGGCTCGGGCGCGGAGCAGAACGCCGGGGGCTGCGCGGTGTAGCCCCAGCGCAGGACGGAGCCGTGCGCGAGCGTCGCGTCCGGCACGTCGCCGAGTGCGGCCGGGAGCACGCCAGACGCGTCGGCGTAGTGGTTCTGCACCCACGTCTCGGGCAGCGCCGAGAAGTGCACGATCGTCGGGTGATGGATCGTCGCAGCCACGGTCGTCGACACGCGGAACCGGTCACGGAACGCGAGCGGATCGGCGCGATCCCGCCCGCCGCCAACCCACCAAGCGAGCAGCGACCCGGCCGACTTGCCGAACACGACGCCGCGACCATCGCGCCGATCGAGGTCGGGGATGCCGGGGATGCCGCTGTACCGGAGCGACTGGATCGCGTGCACGATGTCGCCCTCGCCGTGGCGCGACGTGATCGACGCCGGGTTGATCGCGAGGTGCGCAGGCGCGATCGTCGTCCACAGCGCGGGGTCAAACGCGCCGCCGCCGGGCAAGTTCGAGTCGGCCACGGTGTACCCGACGAAGATCACCACGTCGCCGCGCGCGTGCCAGTGGTCGATCAGCGCATCGGTGCCGGGCGTGTACGTCGTCGGCGCGACGCCGCTGCCGGGAGCGAATCCGCCGCCGGCCAGCACCATGCGCCACGGCCGGAACGGGAGCGTCGGCGCCACGGTGCGATCGACGAGGAACGTCGCGGACGGTCCGGACGGGTCGGGGTGGTAGGCCCAGGCGGTGAGCGTGATCGGCGTCGGCATGGCGGGGGCGGAGTCGGCGCGGCCGACGGCGAGCACGAGCAGGACGAGCGCGACGGCGGCGGCGAACGCGCAGCCGAGCGAGTCGAAGAAGCCGGTGCGGATCGGGCGAATCCAGGGGAGGCGGGCGGCCCAGTAGCGGAAGCGCGGCATGGTTGGGTTAGCTGGGCTGGTCACCAGACTGCGCAGGATCGCGCAGGATCGTTTCGGCGTCGGGTTGGTCTGTCGGCCGCTTGGCTTCGGCCAGAATGATCTGGAGCGGCTGCGGGCCGCCCTCGTGGCGGATCGTGTCGGCGACCTTGCCCTCGGTGCGTTCGAGCGCGTGCGTCGTGAAGCGCGGGTCCATCGAGCCGTTGCGGATGATCGCGAGCGCCAGGCCCTCGGCGACGGTCTTCGGCTCGTAGCTGTCGAGTTCGGCCATGCTCAGGTCGAGCAGGCGTTCCATCGCGTTCGAGATCCGGCGCTTCTTGGACAGGCCGCCGGGGTTGCCGGACTGGCCCGGTTGCCAGTAGTGCTCGACCGGGGGCGGCACGCCGCTGATGGGCGACGGCCTAGGGTGCTGTGTCGCTTCGTCCGTCACGGTCTGGCCTCGCTGTGAAAGGGGCGGCGCCATGCGCTAACGCCGCCCCCGCCGAAACGAAACCGAGGCGGATGGTGGCACGGGATGTCGGGAAGTGCAACCCCGCGGGGTGGGCGGGTCTCAGAAGATGTCGACGCGGGTGTTCCCCTTGTAGGACCGCTCGCCGTCGGCCTTCGCGTGCGGCAGACCGCGGACGTGATCCCAGTGCTCCGCCGCGAGCGCCGCGAGGTTGGGCGCGACGCCGCGCCAGTAGCCGACGTTTTCGGGGTGCACGATGCCGGGTAGAGGGTTGTCCGCCGCCTCGATCTGAGCCGCAAACTTCTCGGCCGCGGCTTCGATCGTGCGGTGCATCGCGAGCATCGTGTTTCGCGCCATGCGGACCGCGCGCAGGTCGCCGTTCAGCAGGTGCATGAACCCGACTTCGAGCGTCGTGTCCCACTTGCACACGGGGACTTTCGGCCAGTCGCGACCGGCGCGCGGGGCTTCGTAGGGCTTCTCGCCGTCCTTCGGGACGTGCGGCGTGTTCCAGTGAGTCATTCGCCGAGCATCCCCTTGAAGTCCGTGCGCCCGTCGTCGAGTCGCGGGCCGTTGCCGCGTCCGTTCTCGCGCGCGATCTGCGCGAGCGCCGCGGGCGGGAGCAGGTGGGGCATCTCGCGGCGCACCTTCGCCGCGCTCGCGATGTGGTTCTGCGTGGCGTAGTCGATCAGGTCGAACTTCGAGTTGAACGCGCAGAGCACCGCACCGCTCGCGGGGTCGCGGTGAACGTGGAACCGTTCGAGCGTGCTGGTCTGGTTGCCGTGGCAGTCGGTCGCGTTTCGCGTCTCGACGGTCCACTTGCCGCGCGCGTGCGCTCGAATGTCGGACGGCATCGGCGGCTGGCCTCGCTCCGCGTGCGTGCAGGCTGAGCGCGTGGCGCGCAGCAGTTCCTCGTCGGAAAGGTCCGCGAGCTGGTCACTCCACGCGGCGAGCCGCGCCTCGTTGACGGGGAAGAAGCTCGGGCCGAACACGCCCTGGATGTAGTCGAGGGCGAACGTCATGGACTGGCGGGTGTGGTTCATGTGCGGGGGTGGGAGGCGAGGTAGCTGGCGAGGTCTGCGACTCGGGGTCGATCGGGACCGGCGAAGCGGTCCATCGCTGCGGCGGATCGAGCCTCTTCACGTTCGGCCGCGCTCATGCGGCCGTTGTGTGCGTGGCCGTTCAGGCCGGGCGGCTTCATCGCCGCTTCGATCGCCCAGCCCTGGAGCCCCTGCGCGTTGGCGCCGACGGCCTCGTCGAGCAGCTTCACGGCGGGCTCGTACCCGCGGGCAAGGACGATCTTCGCCAGAGAGGCGAGGTGCTTGCGCAGCGCCGACTCGGTGGGCTTCTTGCGCTGCCACAGGTGCTCGCACCATCCGCGCCACGCGGTGCCGAGTCCGACCTCGTGCTCGGCCGGGAGAAGCGCGATCGCCGCGGCGAGAACGAGCCCCCTCCGGGGGCGGGCGCCGTCAGGCGCCGGGGGCGTGCTCGCCTCTTTTTTGGGCTCTGTGTTGTGAGGTTGTGAGACGTGAGACGTGAGACGTGAGACCGCATGGTCTGGAGCATCACTCCGAGCATGGTCCCGAGCATCCTCCCGAGCATTGCGGGGCGCATTGCGCTTCGCATCCGGTGCCGCTTGATGCCCCTTCCAGCGGCCTTCCGCGCCGATCGCGGCTCGCTGCGACCGGGTGTAGGCGTTGGCGCGTTCCTTCGCCGCCTTGGGGTTGGACCACCGCCCATCCGGCAGCACGTCGAAGAAAGCGGCGATCTGCGGGAGCGATTCGGCCACCTCGTCGGATGCTAGGCGAATGCGTTTCGCAATGCTCTTCGCATCCGGCTTGAACGGCCCTGCGCGACCTTCGAGCCAGAAGAGTTCCGCGAGCACGAGGCGCGCCACGGTGTCGAGCTGAGCGACGCGATCGGATCCCGCCCAATCGGCGATCCACCAGCAGATCCACGGCGGTCGGAAGTCGTCGGGGACGGTCACGAGCGCACCGCCTTCGCGGCTTCCGCGGCGAGCCAGCACGTCACGACGTCGACCGGCCACCGGGCCTTCGTCGACACGCGAACCGGAGCGGGGAACTCGCCGCGCGCGATCATGCGGCGCACGGTCTGAGTGGAAACCTGGAGCCGGTCAGCGACCTGGCGAAGCGTCAGCGCGTCCATGCGCACACTGTGCCGCGTCGCGCCACGGCGTTCCACCTAGGCGCTACGGATTCCCGCCTGCGACACTCAGCAGTTCTCCGTCCGGGTTACTGCGCATGGGGTGCCCCGCCCACGGCATCGGATGGCTATGATAAAACGCCATGTCGGAAACCATGACGTGTGAAGTGTGTGCGGCCGTCGCCCCGCGGCGGGGTCCATTGAACCGCTACTGCGAGCCGTGCTCCGATGCCAAGGACCGCGAACGCAAGCGGCTGTGGATGCGGGCGCACGCGAAGCCTCAATCGGAACACCAAAAGGCCCAGGTCGCCCAACGCCGGGCCGCTCGTCGGGCCGCCGCTGTTGAGAACGGAGATCCCAAGGTGTCCTTGGAGTGGATGGCCTCGACGCCTTCACCAACTCTCGCTTGGCGCGTCGCTGTCGCCGTGCCGTTCAGCTACGGCATGTCGAAGAACGCCATCTGGCGCAACGTCACGGCCTCACACGTCGTGCTGCGGCGTGATGCGAGGCAGCGCCGCAACCACATCTGCATGTTGCTTCGCGCAGCGATCGCCCAAAGCGGCCACCGCGTGGCACGCAACAAGCTGTGGCTCGACATCTTCGTCGAGAAGTCCGACAACCGCGGCGATGCGGTGAACTTCATCGACCTCGTGTGCGATGCTGTGAAAGACGCCACCGAACTTGACGACCGGTGGTATTCGATCCGTCGCGTCGATTGGTCTGTGCAGAAGAGCGACCCGCGGCTACTTGTCGGCATCGGCCAAGACTCCACGGTCGATTCGGAAATCTGCTCCTACTGCGGCGGCTTGAAGCCGCTTGATGAGTTCGGGAAGAAGAAGGGCAACCCGACCGGGCGCGACCGCGTTTGCAAGCTGTGCTCGCGCACGCCACGCCCCGCGCGATAACTGCATCGTATGCGCGCTCGACGTGCGCAAGCAGTACCACGAACCGGGGCAGCCGAGTGGGTGCCTCGTGACTCTTGAACCGTTGAAGTAGGAGACGAACATGCCCAGCACGAACGACGACAAGAACCTGAGCGCGCTCATCGACGACTGTCTGAACGTGCTCCCCGGCACCACGAAGCGCCCGTGGCGTTGGATCGACAACGAGCAGAACGTGCGGCTTGAGCGGCGGCTGCACAAGAAGCGTCTGACGAAGCGCGATGGCGCGTGGTTCATGCTCCTGGCTGGCCCGCCTCATCCGGCAGTCGATGACCCGGACGGGTTCGACCATCCGCGCGTCATCAGTCTTCGCTGGGACAAGATCAAGGGCGAGAGCGTCATCAACGGCTACCCCGGCTATGACGATCAGAAGCTAATGGAGCAGGCCGTGAACATGCACGAGGCGTTGATGCACGCGGTCCAGCAAGTCGACCGCTACGCGCGCGAGCTGCAACACGAGCACCGCGAAGACGACAATCACCACGGCGACAAGCTCGCCGCGATGATCGCTCCCGTCCGTGATGCGATCGCGGCGCTTCGCCCGCATCAGCACCACGGCAAGGGCGAGCCTCGCTGAAACGAACGCGCCCCGCGCAGTCCGAAGACGACACGGGGCGCGGGGTGCGGCGCGAGGTCAGAAGGGCATTTCGGATCCGTCCGGGATCGTCGCGCCTTCGGGCACGATCGACTCGGCCTGGTATCCCGCGCTCTGGAGCTTCTTGATGTCGACGATCAGCCGCGGCTGACACTCGCGCGTTTCGCCCGTCCGCTTGTCGACGAACGACGTCTGCACCTCGGTCGCGACCCAGACCTTGCGGCCGACGAGAGTCATCGGGTCGAGTTCGCCCACCATGTCGGGCGCGAGGCCAAGCGCGAACAGCTTCTTGCGGCCGATGCCGTACCAGCCGCGGCCGGTGAGCATGATCGTGTCCTCGACCGAACACGCGCCGTAGAGCAGCTTCACGACGAGCATGTCGTCGCCGTTCTGCGAGACCTTCGAATAGGCGCTCGCGACTTGCCAGAGGTTGATGCCGGAGACGAGATCGCGCGAGCCGTCGTCGGTCATGTCGATGTGGACCATGGTTTAGGATTCCTTGGGTGTGGTGGTGTCGGTCGGTGTGGTGGTTGTCGGTGCGGGCGCGAGCGGTGCCGCCGCCTTCGCGCGGATGCACTGCTTGCCGCCTGCGAGCGCGGGGCCGCGGAAGAACGTGACGCGACGCCCTTTCCAGTCCTCGGTCATGGATGAGCCGAGCACGGATTCGAGATCGCGCTGCAACGTCTTGCCGAGCGCGATGCGCTTCTGATTCTGCGGGCGTCCGGTTGCGAGCGCCTTCGCGTGAAGCTCCTCGAAATAGAGGACGATCGCCTCCTCCTCGCCTTTCGGCTTGTGGAGCATCTCGCTCTTGGCCTCGCGGATGGTGAACGTGACCTCGCGGCCTGCGAAGTCGTCGCTCTTGAGGTACTTCTCGGGGAACAGCAGTCGTGAGTCCATGGTTTCGTTTTGGTTAGGTGTCACACGTTGAAGTCGGCCCCGTCGAGAACTTCGACAGGCCCGGCCTCGTGTTCGGGTTGCATCGCCCACGCCGGGATCTGGATTCGCCGCGCCACTCCGCCGCCGACGCCCGGCCAGCGATTGGTCGCGCGACACTCCGCCAACCGATCCAGCGCCGATCGGTACACCGCGCGCCCCGCCGCGAGGTCGTCCTCGTCAAACGTGAGCACGATCACGTCAAACGGAGCGACCGACTCGACGAAGATGAGGCACGGCGCCTCGCTCGTGTCGAGCCCGGCCGCGCGCGCACCGTCGACGTACCACGCGAGCTGCGCGTGGTAGAGGTAGCGCGCCGCGGCTCGCTCGCATCCTGCGATGTCGGCGGCGGACTTGAGGTCGGACACGCGGCCGTTGATGTGGTCGATGCGGCCACGGCACTCGATGCCGGTTCGTGCGTCGGTCCACTCGATCGGCAGTTCGGCGCGCCCGCCGATGATGAGCGGCGCCGACACCGGATCGGCCATGAGCGAGTCGCGCATCGCCAACGCGCGGTCGCGGAACTCCGCCGGGATGATCTCGGGCGGGTGCGGGTTGCCGACGGCGCGGGCGGCGACGTCCGCGACCCAGAGTGCGGCGGCTTGCTTGCCTCCCTCGTAGCCCTTCGCGATCGCGGTGTCGTCGTTCATCGCGCGGTTGAAGCGCGGCTCGACGACGTAGCGCGCGTGGAAGTGCTGCGGCTCGTACACCGCGCAGTGCACCGCGCGCCCGAGCTTGAGCGCATCGGTGTCGGCGCGCGGGTTCGCGAGCAGGTGCCGGTAGTGGCGGGGGCTGGTCTGGATCGCTTTCAGCGTGGACCAGTTCACGCGGTCGGTGCGTTCGATGAATGCAAAGTTGGACATGGTTCGATTCGGTGGTGATGCGAGTACACGCGGACGCGTGTTCAGTCTTTGGCAGCGTTCGCCGCGAGCGCGTGCTTCAGTTCGCGCCGCAGTTTCGTGATCTCACGTTGACACTTTCGTGTTTTCTCGTGCTGCTCGTCGAAGCGCCTCTCCCACCGCGCAACGGCGGCGATGGCTGCTTCGAGTAGCACTACCTGAACAGCTTTCGGCTGCTCCACGTTGGGCGCGTGCACCTTCATCTCGGAAACGTGCATTGAGATCCGACGCAGTTCTTCCGACCAATACGAGAAGCTCATTGCAGCAACCCCTTCTGCGTCGTCCGCAGCGCAGCCGCGAGGAACCGCACGACTTCGGCCGGCGCCGAGTTGGAGCGGTCCTCCCACTTGCGCAGCGTCGTGAGCGCGATGCGCGGCCCGTCGCACTCGACGACGGCATCGGAGAGCATCTGGATGGAGAAGCCGGACGCGATGCGAGCCGCCGCGAGTCCGGGCAGGAAGACGCGCCGCGTCGGAACGGTCGGCGACGACGCGGGACGGCCGACGCGAAGTGAGCGCGTGGCGTCCGATGCGGTGCCGAAGGGGTTGGTTTTCTTGCTCATGGGCTGGAGTGTAGCGGGGCGCGCGGAGGAAAGTAGCGGGAAAGTGCGTTTTCCTGTTGACGGGGCGGAGCGGGCGCGTCAAGGTGGGGCGCATGGACGACTTCGACCCGCCCGGATCCGACGACCGCGACGACGACGACAACCGCCCCGTGTTCGAGTTCCGCTGCTACGCGCGCTTGACTCCCGACGAGGACTGCGAGCTGTTCGGCGAGGAACAGGACGCGGGCCAGTTCGACGACGAGCACGACGCGAACAAGGCGGCGGGGCTTGTGCGGTGCACGAGCTGCGGCGGGAAGTTGCAGGCGCGGGAGAGGGCGTGATGGTGACCTTCACCCCCGAACACGCCGCGGCCCAAGAGCGCCTCCAACGCATCGAACTGATGCGGCGCGCGCTGTTCATCGAACTGCGCGAGGCATTCAACGAGACCCGCATCGCCCGCCGCGCTCACGTCGCCCGCGGTCGCCGCCTCCAACGCACACGCCGCCGCATCGTCGCGGCTGCGCTCATCATCGCCGCGGTTGCGGCTGTCCTGGCTCTGACATGAAACCCACCCCGACCCAACGCCTCCTCCGTCACCAACAAGTCGCGCTCGCCGCGAACGTCCGCATCCTGGGCGAGTCCTTGAAGGCCGAGACGCCCGACTGGGCCGCCGTCCTGAGCGACCTCGCCGCGATCACCCGCGCGGTGGAAGCGATGCGCGAGCGCGCGGAGACGGCGAGCCAGTGAAGAACCGCGCCGACCTGCTCACCCCGAAGAGGATGGAACTTGTGGTTTCGGGACGGGTTACGGCAGGTCGGCGCCTTTCCGCGGATTTCCGCACCGGAGCGGGCCCACGCTGCCGATGATGTCTGCATGACCGACACCCACCCCACCTCCCGCTGCGCGACCTGGCGCGAAGCGATCCTCTCCGCGGCGTTCTTCGCGCTGCTCGTCATCACCCCGTTCGTGATCTGACCATGTACCACCCCCTCCGAACACTCGCCGTGCAACCCGCTGCCACAACGTCGAACGACGACGCCCGGCTTGCCGACCTCGCCGCCGTCCGCGCCGGATCCGACGCCGTGATCCCGCGGCTCGACGAACTCGACCTGTCCGACTGCGATCACCGCACCGTCGCCGTGCTGCTGTCGAGCGTGAACGAGGCGCTGGCGTCGAAACCGCGCCGGTACACCGAAGCGGAGCCGAGCCCGCTCGTGTTGGTGAGGCGCTGGCTGCTCGCGACGCATGATGCGCTGACGAACCGATGAGCGACACCGACGAACCCGTTCACACCCGCCCGAAGCTGGACCGCGTGCGCATCGACGCCGTGGCCGTGCCCGAGTGGGTGTGCGACATGATCGACGCCGAAGCCGCGCGCGTGGGCGAGAGCCGCAACGCGCTGATCCGGCAGATACTCGTCGCGTGGGCCGATCGGCCCTGCGCGAACCGACTGAGGACACACACCGCGCCGTGAGCGCACCGAGACGAGACATGACGAACGAACGAAACCCGTGGATGCACCTCAAGATGGCCAGCGACTTGTTCGACGGGTGGAGCTTTCGTCTGCCCGACGAAGACGCTGCGATCGCTTACGTGCGCGCCGCGCTGCCGGACCTCGTGGGGCGCGCGGAGCTGGAGGCGATGGACGAAAAGCGCGCCGAACAGGGCCGCACCGCTGTCGAGCTGTTCAACGGTTTGAAGGACGAGCAGCGCACGTCCGCCACCCTGCGCACGCGCGTCGCGGAGCTGGAGGCGCAGGTCAAGCGGTTCGCGAGCGTTGCGCTGGCTGACCGGGAAGAACTGGACGCCCGTCCCGCCGCCGCGCCGTCGGTTGCGCCCGTGTCGCCTGCACCGGGAGCGCTCTCGGATGACGTGCTCGACGAGATGATTGTCGAGATCAAAGAGGCGCTGTTCGGGGACCGCGCGTGGCGCATCGAACCGGGCATGAACGACGCCGTTCGCCGCGTGCTCGCTCGTGCCGCGACGTTCGCGCCCCGGTACACGATCGGTGTCGACTGGGCGTCCGGGCCGGAGCGTGTCGCTGAGATCACTCCGCCCGCCGCCCCCGTCGAGGCGAGCGAGGCGCTGACGCTGCGGGATCGGTTCGCGATGGCGGCGCTGCAAGGCGTGCTGGCGAATCCAGGCACGGCCGGTGAACCCGACGACATCGCGCAGACGGCCTTCGACTACGCCGACGCCTGTCTCGCCGCCCGCAGCGCGAAGGGAGGCTCGGGCCAATGAGCGACGTGAAGCGGTACGACTTCTGGACGGGAATGGAAGGCGAGATCAACGACATGCCCGACGGCGAGTGGGTGCGTTTCGATGACCACCTCGCCGCGCTCACCGCCGCTCAGGCGCGGTGCGAGAGGCTGGAGGAGGCGCTGCAAGCGTCGCGCGTCGCGATCACCTATGCGATCGGTGCGCTGCAAGGCGGGCTCGCCGACTCCGAACGGCAGTATCTCATCAACGT